TTGAATAAGCAATATCAAATTCTTTATCTATTTCCCATTCATCTAATCCATATTTATTAATAGATTTTAATAAATGGTCATTATAACTACTATTATTTTCTTTTCTATATAAATGATAATTATATACTCTTTCCATATCTGTATTTCCACATGGATATCTATCTATAAATCCTTTTTCTTTTATTGTCTGTCCTATATACAATTTATTATTTATTTTATTCTTTATTGTATATATAATGCCATAAATATTTCTTTCTCCCATTATTTTGCCTCCTTTAATTCTAAATATCTTAAATATTCATTATGTTCATTTTCATCATACTTAACTTTTCTATTAAATAATACTTTATATATCTTTTCGTGCTTATCTGCTGGACTTTCTTTATCTCCCAACAATCCATATTCGTCATAGAGATAATATACATTTCTAATTCCATAAAACATTTCACAGATACCCCTTATAAAGTCTAAGGAAATATCTTTATCTAATGCAATTATTATATCTACATTTAAACTTATTAATATCTTAGCCTGTTCTATTGACAATTCATGCCCAAACAATGATGTTCCTGTATAGTCTTTTTTACTATGACGTTTGAGAGTTGATTTTTCGGCTTCAAAAACAGTTACATATCCTTTTTCTTGGATTCCTTTATAATTCTCTTGTAATCCATATAAGTTTTGACTTTTAGGATATTTATATAATGGAAAATACTTAGGGATATCAAACATATCGTAATTTTTAATCAAGGTTCTTCCTATAAGTCCTACATAATCATTTTCGTTTCCACACCAATATCTATGAGGAATAACTACCCTATTGCTTTTAGCACTATATCCTATTCCAAATATTTGTTGAGTACAGGGAAGGATTCCTTCTTTAACCCATTCTATGTATGGCATTTGTTCATATTCTTTAGTTATATCTTCACTTAAAATTTTTAACTCTTCGTCATAGTAATCTTTATATTTTTTTAAAGCTTTCTTAAACACTTTTAATATATCTACTTTTTCTATGGTTTCTGATTTAGTATTTATTCCATAGTATTTTAATCCTAATATTTCATGCATATATTTAATAGCTTTAGGAAATATTAATGATTTAATATCCATAATTAAAGTATATATATCTCCTTTAATTTTATCATCTTTTCCATAAATAGTTATTGAAAGAGATTCCTTTTTTATAGATGTAGATGTAGAATTATCATGTGTTGGTGTTTTACATCTGTATTCTTTAGTATATGATTTAATATGTGTACATCCTATTTCTTCTAAGATATATTCAATTTTATTATTTTCTATTATATATTGTTTTAACTCATAACCATTAATATTTCTCACCTCATTTCATCAAAAATCTACAGGTACTACACAAATTCCAACTTCATTATAAACATTCTTGCTCATATCATGTTCAACAACTATAGCATATTCGTTACATCCACCTTCTCTGTTTTTAACAACAAATAATAGCTGATAATGTTTATTCTTATCTAATGGAACTGGTATTTTTGTTTTTCCACTTTTCCCTGAAGTTTTAAACACTTTTAATTCGTTTTTACCGCCTTCGAGTTCATCTTCAAATAGTTTTCTTATCATTATACACGTAGAAGCTACGTCTATAATATTTTTTGCTAAACCTATATTTTCTTGTGTGTAACACCTTTGCTTGCTACTTGATTTTGCTAATTGAAATGTTATCCATATATGTACATTTAGTGCTTCTTCTTTTATAGTGTCATAAATCTTAACCATATTTTGTTGAAGATTAAACCAAAATGCTTCAGTATCTTTTGTATCTGAGTCAGCTTTATAGGTATCTAGCATCATATATTTAATACCTAAATGAGCATATTTTTTTATACATTTGATAGCTTTGTCTGTTGAGTATTTTTTAAAGGGTTTAAGAATAATTTGATCTCCTCTATCTACTATCCATTTTGCACATTTTTCTCTTAAAAATGTTTTAAATTCATCATCAAATTTACCATCTCTGAGTTTGTATTTTTGGATATCCTTTTTGTAAATATTATTTGCTACCCATATCAACATTTCTCTTTGCCACTTTTTTCTACCTTCTTCATTAATCATTATTAATATCTTTTCATTGTTCTCAAATATAGATGGTAGTAATAATGTTCTTGAAATAGTAGTCTTACCAGCACCAGATAAACCTCCCATTAATGTGATGTTTCCACCTAAATTTCCACCAGTCTCATGTGTTAGTAATGGCGAGTTATGTAATGGTAATCCTATTGCTAAACCTTCATCTAATTCATCTATTAAATCATATATACCATCAGCCAATGTAAAAGTTTCATCGTCTCCTTCTACATTTATGAATATGTGGTTCAAAATTGCTTCATATTCATCATAGATTTCTTCAGATGTCATATCTACATATTCACTTAGTCTATCAGCAATTGGAAATCTATTTTTAACTAAGTTAATAACTGTATTCCATTTGTTTAATTCTGCTATATATCCTTCAATATTTTTTACTTTAACATACTCTTTAGCTTTTTCTATTGTTGTAAATCCACCGTATTCATCATATTTAACTTTTAACTTATTGTGTTTTTCTAAATATAAATTAATTGTTATTTCATCTAGAATTGGCTTTTTCTCTTTTACAACTACATCTTGTCCTATCTGAAAATAAACTTTCCATTCATTATATGTAAAATGTGCTAAAGTTAAAGAGTCATAGTCAAAATATAAATCTGCGTCCTTCCACAATATAGAAACAATATTAGATTCGCATATTAACTTATATTCTTTAACTTTTTTAATTGCTTTTAATTCTTCTTCAGGGATTTTAGAAACATCTGGTTTTTTATTTGTGGTTGGTTTTTTAACCATACTATAATAACTCCTTCAATCTACTGTTTTTAACCTCTTTTGTTTTTTGTTTGTATTCAGCTTTATTTTCAGATTCAGTTATTTCTAAATTCTCCCCTTTTATTTGAGATTGTTCTAATCTATTTAATCTACTATATGTATCATTAATTTTCTTTTCAATAATTGCCATCATATAATTTATCATATGACTTTCATCTTTAAATTTGCTTTTATCTGTTAGTGCATTTACTATTTCATATTTATTTATTTTAAAAGTCATTAATATTATTTTAAATGAATAATCTCCTAATGCTTTAGTTTTCTTATTTGCTATGAATTTTCCTTGCTGAAGTCCTTTTAATCTAAGGACTAGATTTTTTGGTAATGCTAGTTTTTCATCATATTTTAATATATCATTTTTTACATATTCGTATAAATCGTTCCACTCTTCAAGTTCTTGTTTTGTCATTTTACTCATAAACTATTCACCTCTTTATGAAAATAGACGAGAATATAACCCTCGCCTATTAACTTTTTATTTTATTTAATATTTTCTATAGCACTCATAAATTCTTGTAACTTTTTAGGTTCTTCTAAATCTAAGTTCTTCATATCAATACTTGAATCATCTGCAATTGATTTAAGTTGTTTTAGTATGTTTGTCTCTGTTTTGTGTTCACTGATAAATTCCTTTATATCTTTAGCTAATTTAGTAGATAGTTCAGCATTATTTAATACACTATCTGTTGAGTTTTTTAAGTCTTTAGTAAAATTAGCACCACTTGTTACAGATCCAATACCATTTCTTTTATCAAAGTATGACTTCCAAACATCATATGTACAGTTTTCAATTATTTGTCCCACCTTAGTTACATTTGTTCTATCTTTATATACTTCAGCAAAATATCTTCTTTCTTTTGTTTTTTTATCTTCTTCAACATAAAATCTTAAAACAATATCATAATCAAATTTTAAAGATTTATGAGCGTCAGGTTTATATCCTATTACTTTCTTTGTATCGTCATCTGTTATTTCTAATCCTTGTGCAGTAGAAACAACATGAACACCTTTTGCTGATACTGTAATTTTAGCTTGTTGAAGTTTCATATTAATGTTTTTAATTCTACCCCATTTACTTCTAGCATCTACTGCTTTACCACTTTGTTTGGCTTTCTTTTCTTCTGCTTCTGTAGCTCCTATGTCCATAGTATTATAGAATTTTGTTTCTGAGTCAATTAACAAAGTTTCTATATCAACATCGCCTTCTATAATACTATCTAAGTTTTCTTCTAGAGTATCTAAATCAGATGTTGTGTCTATAAATACTATATTATTATACTTTTTACCATTTATTGCTATATCGGAATCTTCATAGAATGCTAACCCTGTTTCTGAATCAATAGCCCCTATTTTTGGGAAAGTACAACCAAAATAACTTTTACCTTCTGTTGATAATCCGTATACTAAAAATTTTCCACCTATTTTTGTTTTTGCTGGTTTTCTGAATGCCATTATTAAATTCCTTCTTTCATATATATTTATTTTATAATTTATTATTTTGTTAGTAAGTATAAATGATTATCTATACTTACTAACTATGAACCTATTTGCTATAATCTATTCTATGTAATTTTATAGTCCTTTTAACCAATCATCTTCGCCTTCTTCTTCGGTTTCTTCTTCATCCATTAACTTATTAACATCAACATCATCAGTATTAATTTCTCCATCTTCACTATTATCATTACTAACAGGCTCGTCATTTGCTTTTATAACTCTGCCACCTAAAGCTTCAATGATTAAATATGGATTTAAGTCATCTTCGTTATATTTATCTGCTTCTTTTGCAATCTTAGGTATTTTATTTCCATTAGATTCAACCATTGATATAAAAGGCTTCTTAATTATCATTCTTTCAGGTTTTTTAGAACCATTTGCAAAAGCCATTTTCCCAATAACTTCATCTTTATCAATGACTCCTAATTCAATAAGTTCTTTGATATCATCTGGAATATCTTCTTCTCCAACTTCTACTGTATTTAAAGAACCTTTAGTAAATATACCTTCCACTGTAATTTCAGTTACTTTTTTGCTCTTAGTTTTGAATTGCTTTAAAAACTTAGTTGTGTTCTCTGGAACTTCAGCAATTTCTATATCAAATGTTTTTACTAAAGGTAAATTACAACCATCTTTTTCTTGTCCTTTAACTTTTCTAGTGACTTTATCACCATTAAGTTCTTTAACAAAATCTATTATGTATCCAGTTATAGGAATTGTTCTTGTTTCTTTATCAACCTTTCCGATTGCATCTGATTCTACAAAAATAGTTTGTGTAAATGTTGCTTTAAATTTGTCTTCTGTAGCATTTGATAATGCAATACTTTTAATTTCTTTGCTTACTGAATATGTATCTTTATAAAGTTTGTATTTAAGATCACCTTTTACATTAATTACTGTGCCTTCTTCTAAGTTTTCACTTACGTATTGTATAGCATCATATGGTGTTAAGAATTTTTTATAAACAGTTTTATCCTTATCATCCTTTTCTAAACCTACTGTTATA